AGTTAGAAGTAAGATTAAGATACCAAAACTATATTCAGAAAACTATTAAAACAAACACTATGCTATCAACATTCGCACACATGAACGAAGTAGACAAAAAAATCTTTGTCGCTAAGATTATCCACAATATGAACTACAGCCAATCAAGTTATGAAACTATGGAAGCTATAGTTAAAATGTGGGAACAATATCCAATTAAAAAGGCTCAATTTTTTACACAATCAAATCAATTAACAAATGGAATTGCAAACAACTAACACCCAAATTCAAGCTCCTAGTTACCAAATGGTCAACAAGGACTCTATGCTATCCTTATCTAACGAGCTTAAACGCTTTGTAAAGGATGCACACTTAGTATCTAACATTAAGGGTAAGGACTATTGTAACGTAGAAGCCTGGCAGATGGCTGGAGCTTCATTAGGATTATTCCCTATCATTACAAGCGTACAAGACCTATCAAGTGAAAAAGAGATTAAGTACATGGCAACTTGCGAGGTTAGATCGTACCAAGACAATAAGTTAGTGTCTGTAGGTATCGCAATATGCTCTAACAAAGAGGGTAGCAAAAAATTCTTTGATGAGTATGCTATCTTATCTATGGCACAGACTAGAGCAGTTGGTAAAGCATTCCGTAATCAGTTAGCTTGGTTGATGAAAGCTGCTGGATTCGAAGCAACACCTGCGGAGGAGATGGACTTCGTACATGAAGAGCCAAAAAAAACCTCAAAACCAGTACAAACTGTAGTAGCTGAAATTTTACAAGATGAACCTACAAGAGAAGAAATAATGATGGAAGTAGCTAAATGTACTAAGGTTAAGCAATTGACTGACATATACTTTACTTACAAGCAATCATTTGATTCTGATGAAACATTGATGAAGGTATTAAAAATGAAAAAAGAAAACCTAAAATAACATGAATCTAACATTATTACCAAAAGTAGAACTTAGTTCTATAGAACCGAACAAATTTGCAATTGAGTTAATCAAGTCGCAGATAGTAGACCACTTTACACAAACTGGTGAGTCACCATTAGAACTACTTGTTAAATCAGAGGCTGTTGTACAGCTTTTAGAAGGCATTAGAGCTGATTTAAAGGAGTTAGTACTAGATGAGCTTAGTAAATATCCTGGAGGCAAGGCTGAGGTCTTAGGAAGCGAAATGGCTAAGTTTGAATCAGGTGTTAAGTATATCTATGACCAAGACTATACTTGGAGCAAGATGAATGACCAATTAGAGTCTATGAAGTTTGCTATCAAGGAAAGGGAAAAGATGCTTAGAACACTACCAACCTCTATGGTTGACCCTGAATCAGGGGAAATGGTACACCCAGCTCCTAGAATTAGCACTACAACATTTAAGATTAACTTAAAGAAATAAAAACTTTGACCACCTCAAGATATTAAATATTTTAAATCAAAATAGTAATTAGGGAACTTGGGGTGGTTATTTTAAACTACAAACATGAAACAAACGATAATATTTTTATACGAGTTGGTAAAGTTTATAGTAATATCAATACCACTAGCAATATTTTTATTTGTAACATTAACCATAATTAGTAAATTCAAGAATATATGATGGAGATTGCAGGATTAGAGAACTCAGTACCAGTGAGGATGATTTATGTTGACGATAAAAGTGAAGTATTGTTTAAATCTTTAGCTCATGCAGCAAGGAATACAAGCATCACACAAGACGCAATAAAGAAGTCACTTAACCCATTGCTAAAGCGTAGATTTAAGCACAATGATAGAGATGTGATATTTAGGATAGTTAAGACAAATTAGTATATTTGTCATGAGTATTGCAGACTCATTAAGAACTTATTGCCCTTGATACGAACCCCTATCTGCAATGTAGGGGGAACTTGATAGGGCACTTTTATTTTATGGAAAGAGATTTTAAGGGAGTTTGGATTCCCAAAGAAGTGTGGTTAGATGAAAATTTAACATGGATGGAAAAGCTATTGTTGGTAGAGATTGATAGCTTAGATAAAGAGAAAGGTTGCTTTGCGAGTAACAAGTATTTTGCCGAGTTTTTTCAGTTGAGTCCATCAAGGATTAGTGAGTTAGTAAGCCAGTTGGTTAGTAAGGGCTATATAACTACCTTTCTTTTGTATGATGGTAAGCAAGTAAAACAAAGGATTTTAACACCAACAGTACCTATTCGGAAAAGAGAAATAGGTATTCGGAAAGTCGAAGAGGGGTATTCGGAAAAGGCTGAGGATAATAATACAATACTTAATAATACAATTAATAATAAATCTATAAATATATCGTTTGATACCTGGTGGGATTTATATGATAAGAAGGTTGGTAGTAAAACTAAACTACTAACTAAATGGAATAAGTTAACTGACGATCAAAGAACACAAGCTATTAAACATACTAAGGAATATATCATTGCACAACCTGATAAACAATACCGTAAAAATCCTGATACATACTTTAATAACGAATCATTCTATGATGAAATAATTAAACCTAAGGAATTTAACCAAGTACATACAAACAAAATAACTACACAAATAAAACTTAAATGATTGCTATAAACCTACCAAAAGCCTTAGATATTGAATCTAACATACTTGGTGCATTGCTTTTAGACAAAAGGACTATCCCATTGGTTATAGGTCATCTAAAAACTGACATATTCTACGATCTAAAGCACCAAAAAATCTTTAACGCTATTAAGGAGATGTATGATACCAATGTATCTATAGACCTTACAACTGTAGCTCAAAAACTTTCCCAAGATAAGGACATACAAGATGTTGGTGGAGCTTTTTACCTATCTAAGTTAACTGATAATGTAACTTCTACTTTACATATTAACACCCATATTGAGATTGTTATTGAGATGTATAAGAAGCGTGAAGCCTATAAAGTGCTAAAAATAGCTGAAAATGTATGTTTAGATAATAATAGTCAAGCTATAGATTTACTTTCTGAGCTAAATAGTCAACTTATAGCTTTACTAGAATATGGTAATCTATACGAAAAAAGCATAACTGATGTAGTGATGGCTATCAACTTTGCTAGAGATTTAGCTTGTAATGGCGAACTTTTAGGATTTAATACAGGATTCCAAGAGTTAAACCAAACCATAGCTGGATGGTGTAAACCTGATTTATGTATTATAGCTGCTAGACCTGGTGCAGGTAAGACTGCAATGATGCTTTCAAGTGTTTATCACTTAGCTATCCTAAATAACGTCCCTACGGCTATTTTTAGCCTCGAAATGAGCTCCGAACAGCTTGTTGAAAGGTTAGAGTCAATAACGAGTCAAGTGCCCTTAAAATGCCTTAGAACGAATAATTTGAATGACCATGAAAGAAAGCTACTTTTAAAGACCGATGACAAGATAATCACAGCACCCATCTACATAGAGGATACAGGAGGTATCAGTATCTCACAACTCAGAGCTAAGGCTACTATTCTAAAGCAGAAGTATGGTATTAAGGTAATATTCCTAGACTATCTACAGCTTATGAGTGGACAAGGCAAATCAAACCAAAACCGAGAGCAGGAAGTAAGTTTAATAAGCAGAAGCCTTAAAGCCTTAGCCAAAGAGTTGGAAGTGCCAATCATTGCCTTATCTCAGTTATCTAGAAAGGTTGAAGAAAGAGCTGATAAGCTACCAATGTTGTCTGATCTTAGAGAATCAGGTAGTATTGAGCAAGACGCTGACATTGTTATTATGCTCATGCGACCATCTTACTATGAAATGAAAGAGCCTGTAGAGATTGGTGGTAAAGAGTACAATCCTGATGACTTAGTAATTGTTAAGGTTGAGAAGAACAGACATGGACGTACTGGCAACTTAGCGGTAAGATTTATTGGAGAAACAACCACATTTGAAGACTATAAACTATAAACTATGAAACAAAAATCTTTTGAAGTAGAACTAATAGAAGGCGAAGACCTTAACATTGAGAACATGAAAGAACGTATCGTTACTAAAGCATGGTATGATACTGCAAGATTTAACGAGATAACAGATGTTGCAGTTGGTATCGGTATGGGTACAAGAACACTATATTTTTATGCTAAGAAACTAAAAC